CTCTAAAGCACCATAAGTTTTATACAAAGTATATCGTTTTTTATCAGTCTCATATTTCCCATCTTTACCAACTTCTTTTACTACCATTGGTATAAGAACATGGTCAAAGAACTTTTTAATTTTATCTATTTTTATTTGTTTTTCTTTTAACCTTTTAGCTTCAGCTAAATAAGTATCTATTTCAGTTTGAAGCAAATTTTTCTTTCTTGTTAATTCGAAATCAAATATATCTAGATTTTTCATTTTCTTTTCAATTGCTTGTTTAACAGTAACTAATTCACCTTGTAAACCTTCTCTTTCTTTAGCATCTTTACAATACTCTATTTGGGTTTCTAAGTCAATTATATCACTTATTAAATCTCTTGTAGTTACTTTATTCGACATCTACTCTCCTTAATCTAAAACTCGGTGTCCATTTCAATTTAGTAGAGAATAAGTCACCATCAGAATTCTTATATAATCTTACTTCTTTTTCTGCTTGTGATGATTGACCGTTTATGCCTATAACTTTCCTAGAAGCATTTTCTATAGCTCCAGAACCTTTACCAGCATATAAATCCATCACTTGGTTTCTTGAGTATTCTCTACTTATTTGTGATAATTGTATAACTATAATATCTTCATTTACAGCTAGACTAGAAAGACTATGACTTATTTTTCTTATTTGTCCATATTCTTCTTTATGACTAGTTTGAACTAAATCTATATAATCTACAATCACACAAGCAGGTTGTATTTCTCTAACTTTCTTTTGAATTTGCTCTATAGTAGGTGCTATTGTCTGTATAACTACATGGTCTAATTGTCTACCATAATATCTAAATACCTCTTTATAATTAGCATCTAAATATTTTTTATTCTTACCACTTACTATTTGCAAATTCCTTCTATGCATATACCAAGCTGATAACTCTAAACTCAAGAACAATGTAGGCACTTGCCAATCTGTATTTATTAAATCATTTTGAAAATCATAACCTAATGATATACATTGTGCTAAAGTGGTTTTATTAGAACCAGTAGGGCCAAATATAGTTACCAATTCACCAGGATATATAGTGCAATCATTTGTTACTCCTAACATTGAACTCAAATCTATACTTCTTCCAGTAAAATTAGTTGACATTCTACTTTCTAACTCTTCTTGTAAAGCATTAGAATTATATACCTCTGTCAAGTAATCTTTCCTTTTATAAAATATACATTTAGTACTACAATGCTCAGCCATAAGTTCATCATTACAACCATATCTATATTTAGATTTATATGTCTGTTCTACTATTCTTAATACTTCTTCATCTTTTAATTGCTTGTTATTCCAGTATAAAGCAGATACTTTTGCTAAATCACTAGGCATTCCATGTCTCATAAAATGACTTGCTATTCTTAATAATGTTTTATGTCTATTTCCTTCTTGAGGACCTTTATGAAACATTTTTTGAACACAAGTAACTATATTCATGGGTTCAGGAAATTCAGATAATCTACGAATTTCAGGAACTTCATCCTTAATAAAGCGTTTAAGTTCTCCTTCTCCTTCAAAATAACTATCTGCTTTTCTAGGCTTTTTTGCTAATTCTAATATTTCTTCTGGCTTTAATTTTAATACTTCTTCTGATGTTAGTTGTATTTTGTAGAGATTGCTTTTCTTATTTAATGAAAATACCACCCTGTATATAGAACTTCTCATCAATACACTGTGGTCAATATCAGGAAATAATTGTTTTACTGTTTCCTTTACTATGTAAGGAAGGTCTCTAGAAGGAACAAAACCAAAGACTTTCTTAGGTATTTCTATATGATATCCAGTGCCACTAAAATAACAGATATGAGTTATTTCACTTTCCATTAGCTCATAAACAATGCTTCTGGCTTTATTTAATGTATGCTCATCTGTATTTCCACCTTTATCTATATCTAATATAATATAGTCAATATCTCTTTCTCCAAGATATCCTTTAATACCATTATTCTTTTTAGAATACTCTAATGCTTCGTCTGTATATAAGTATGTTGACCTAAATAAAGGCTCTCCATCAGACATGCTTCTCATCAGGTAATTCTTTAATTCATCTTTGGGTATGAGAGTCCCTCTATTTGAAGGACTCCCAACTGCTATTTCTAGATACATTTATTCAGGTAACCCTTCAAACATATCTTTAACTTCATCTAATGAATTTGCAATCATAGTATCACTACCATTAACTGCTGTAGGGTCTACTTCCCTTAAAAAGTTTTTATTCTTCATAAAAGTAATATAACTTTCTAATTCTTTTCTTCCATTAGGATTATTTACAACTATTTTATTATGAACTCTTGTCCAATGTTTACTAGGATTCTTCTTATCGGCTTCTTTATATATATAGGTCAAATAGTTATAACTTTCTGAACTATATTTAGATAAAACATCTGCTATATCTTCTATTGGTTGACCTTTTTCGTCTTCCCAAGCACCTTCTGCATTTATACCACCTTGAAATCCTATTGCATCAAAGAACCAGTATAATCTTTTTAACACAGAGCTATCTGCTTTTATTTTACTAGAACCTTCTTCTCTATCAAAAGAACCACATATTTGCATATTTCTAGTATAATCACTGTCTTTTGGTTGCAATACAACATCTAAGTAAATATCAGCCCAAGGAAACTTCTTTCCTCCATCTTCATTTGTATCATTAACTCTGTTGTTAACCTCTTTTAAAGATACTTCGCAATATCCTAAATATTTACTTCCTGATGATTTCTTTTCTGGTTTAATTAAAGCCATTTATTTCTCCTTATAATTTAAGATTTCTTTTTTTATTGTTTCATAATCGAAAAGCAATTCTTTCTGACAAAGAGGTTTTAATCTACTACCTACAGTTCTTTCATCATAACTTTTGAAACTTACATAGTATTTTAAATCATCTTTATTAGCTGTAGTGTATCCGATTACATCAGCTTTTGCTGTTAATCCATAAGCTAAACCTCTTGGCAGCTCAGGCATTAACTGAGTTTTTCCATCTGTAACTGTTGTTTGCTTTGAATGACTAATTAGTATTAAATTACCGCCATTTCTTTTTAGCATTTTTTGGAACCTTACCATTATTTCTATATTCTTTCTTCTGGCCATTCCCCAATCAGCTCCCCAATTTCCTTCACCCATTTGAGATATATTCAATTCTTTAGTAACTATCTCTTCAATCCATCTATTTACTTGGTCAATAGTATCTATGACCACAGTATCATAAGGTAGAGTTTTCCACTCTTTAGTAAGCCAGATTAATACTTCAACCAAACTATATACTTCCATTGGTTTCCCTTTATCTGGACCTACTCTATGATAAAATCCTCTTTCTTCTGGAGGTATTATCTCTATTTTAGGCTGTCCTTTTTCTGTCACTATTTTGTCATCTTTCTTAACATGCCTTTTAGGAGCGTTGATACTAGCAATAGTTATTACATTGGCTCCATCTACAAAATCAGAACCTAAGTCAGTATCTAGTATCAACACACCATCAGAACCTTTATCAGACCACCTTGCAGTATTTGTAGTTTTACCTGTCTTTGGTTGTCCAATGAAATACCATGTTAATCCAGAAGGCAAAGATGACCAATCGGTAGATATTTTATTTACCTTAATCATTTGAACTCCTGTATTTTTTTACATTTTTGGCTTTAGAAGTTACGGGATATTTGTTTCTTTTCCAAGAACATATTTGGAAATAAGAACTGGATTTGTTCTTCATACATTTGTCCTGTAACAACTTTTCTTACTGTATTTGCTATGAAACTACCTGCCATATTACTACAATAACTAGTAGCTTTAGCATTACAAGGGTCTTCACTTGCTTCATCATCAGAATACCAATATCTTAAATAGTTCCTTTTCTTGAATTCAGGAAATGTGTATTGTTGGTATTCTTCTGCCCCCATTCTTCCATCTATTAACATAACTTTACATTTGTTTTCTTCTATAAAGTCTACAACTTGCATTCTTGCTTTCATATTGTCAAATCCTAATATAACAATGTCGTTACTTTGTTGATAATATAAATCTTTAAACTTACCTTTTACAGTAGTTACATCAACCATAGGATTATTTAATTTCAAATGCTTGCATAATGCATCTGTTTTATGTTTTCCTACATCTTCTAGGTTATATATTGACACACCTACATTCAACTCTTCTACTTTATCCATGTCATATAGAATAAAGTATCTTGCTCCCATTTTACATAATTGCAATGCTACTGAACTACCAATAGCTCCACAACCCATAATATGAAAGATGTATTCATCTAAGTTATCAATAATACCAGAACTTCTTACATTAATTGAGCCAGCCATAACCAAAATCTCCTTTTAATGTGTCTTCTATTTCATCTGATTGAAATTCAATCATATCTTCAATATCAAATAAAGATTCGACCTCTTCTTCAAAGTTCCCTGTATAGAATTTTTTATTAATTTCATAAGGTCTCTTTGATATATCATTATTTAATTTCTTACATGTGCTAACCCATTCCTCTTTTGTTATCAACTGATGGTCTGCATTATCCTTTAAAGAATCAAGAGATATTACAAAGTCTTTATATTCTTTAATAGCTGATTCATTTATTTTATCAGGTGATACTGAATGTGTTTTATTGTTCCAAAGATGAGTTTGATTTCCCCATGCTTGACTATTCATTCTTTGATATCCTCCATAAGTGGTGATTGTACTTGTTTTATCAGAGCATAGTTCTTCATATTTCTCTAACATCACTTTGTTTTCTTTTGTTGCCTTTGG